TCAACTCCAAATGGTTACGACCCCATCTATTATGGTGTTTACGACCAAGCATTACGTGGAATCAATGATTTCCATATAACCGATTTAAGATGGTTTAAAGACCCTCGTTACACCAAAGATTTACGTTGGATAAAATGTCAAGACATCTGTCATTACATGTTAAATAGAGAACAATATAATGATGATGAAGTTGTTCTACATGATTTTGACATGAAAGAATATCTAAAACTTTTAGAAGACGGTTATAAACCATTTTCATCTTGGTTTGAGTCAATGTCTAAGAAATTTAAATATGATAGACGTAAGATAGCTCAGGAGTTGGAATGTGATTTCTTAGGTTCGGGAGATGGTGTTATTCCTGGCGATATTCAAGAGAATATTGCTAAGAACATGATAAGAGAACCAATTGAAAAATACATGCAAGCCACATTTTGGCAATGGAAAGAACCAATCATCGGTCATCGTTATATTATGGGGGTGGATGTGAGTAGAGGAGATAGTGAGGATTTTTCAGCAATATCAATTATTGATTTTGATGATAGAGAACAGGTTGCGGAATATATTGGTAAAATACCTCCTGATGATTTAGCTGCCGTTGCATATAAATGGGCTATTTTATATGGTAATGCGTTTATTGTTACGGATATTACAGGTGGTATGGGTGTTGCCACATCAAGAAAATTAACTGAGTTAAACTATAAGAATGTTTACATTGAAGGAGTTAATACTCAAAACATTTGGGACTATAACGCCAAAGCGATGGAGAAAATACCAGGACTTAACTTCAATAATAAAAGAACTCAAATTGTTGCCGCATTTGAAGAGCAACTTAGGAAGGGATTTATTGTTAGATCTGCAAGATTATTAAACGAACTCAATACGTTTGTTTACATGAATGGAAGACCTGACCATATGAAAGGTTCACACGATGATGCCATTATGGGTATGTCAATGGCATTATACGCTGCAGACGTATCTTTTAACTTATTACAAAAGAATGAAAATGCTAACAAAGCAATGTTAGATTCTTGGACAATGAGTGAACGTACATACGAACCAAATAAGTCTTTTTACTCATATGGGACCGCTTTCGACCAAATAGGATCAATGGGGTTTGACGATAATCCAGCATTTAAAGATATACGTAACGTACCCGGTAAGAACCAATATCAAGAATATAATTGGTTATTTGGAAGATCAAAATAATGTTCCAATTACTAATAATTTAGTTTATATTATAAAGAAAAGTATTTATAGATATGGCAGAACAGAATTACACCGTCTTTCAGAAACTAACAAGAATGTTTGGTTATCCGGGTCAATCGATTAAGGATAAAACACCATCTTTTAATTTTAACAAAGATGAGTTATTAAAAACAGATAGTAGAGAAGACTACGAAAAGGCGATGTTGCAAGCACAACAATCGCAATACATTGCAGATAAATGGACCAAGTTAGACCAATCGGTTTATAATCAATCTGTTTATTACGAACCAAATAGATTGGCAGCATATTATGACTACGAGTCTATGGAGTTTACTCCTGAAATTTCAGCGTCGTTAGACATATACGCTGAAGAATCTACAACAATGTCCGAAAAGGGTGAAATATTAACCATATATTCAGAATCAGATAGAGTTAAAAGTATTTTAGTGGACTTATTTAATAATAAGTTAGATATAAATACCAATTTACAAATGTGGGCAAGAGGTCTTTGTAAGTATGGTGACGATTTTGTTTATTTAAAAATTGATCCAGAAAAGGGTATTATTGGTTGCCAACAATTACCGAATATTGAAATAGAGAGGTTAGAGGGTGCAACAGGAAAAAGTCCAAATCAAAGTTCTGATTTAAAACTACCAACAAGAGAATTAAGATTTACTTGGAAGAACAAAGATATGGAATTCCAAGCTTGGGAAGTTGCTCACTTTAGATTATTGGGTGACGATAGAAAGTTACCATATGGTACTTCTATGTTAGATAAGATTAGAAGAATTTGGAAACAACTTTTACTTGCTGAAGATGCAATGTTAATTTATAGAACATCAAGAGCACCTGAAAGACGTGTGTTCAAGGTGTTTGTTGGTAATATGGACGATAAAGATATTGAACCATATGTACAACGTGTTGCCAATAAATTTAAAAGAGACCAAATACAAGACCCACGTAATGGTAACGTGGATATGAGATACAATCAAATGGCTGTAGACCAAGATTATTTCATACCTGTTCGTGACCCGTCACAAACAAATCCAATCGAAACATTACCAGGAGCTCAGAACTTGGGCGAAATTGCAGATATTGAATATATTCAAAAGAAATTATTGGCGGCTTTACGTATCCCTAAAGCTTTCTTAGGTTTTGAAGAAGTTGTTGGTGATGGTAAGAATCTTGCATTGATGGATATTCGTTTTGCAAGAACAATCAATAAAATACAAAAATCGTTAATTCAAGAATTAAATAAAATTGCATTAATGCATCTTTATTTATTAGGATTAGAAGATGATTTAAATAGTTTTTCATTATCGTTAACTAACCCATCACAGCAATCAGATTTATTAAAGATTGAAACATGGAAGGAAAAGATTACTCTTTACAAAGATGCGACATCTGATCAATCTCAAGTAGGTATCTTACCAGTATCACATACATGGGCTAAGAAAAATATCTTAGGTATGAGTGATAGTGAGGTATTACTTGATTTACAACAACAACGTTTAGAAAGAGCGGTAGGTTTTGAATTACAAAATAGTCAACTTATTATTAAACGTTCTGGTGTATTTGATGAGGTTGATAAGAAATATGGAATTCCTGAAGAGGAGAGAGCGGCAGCAGAAGCAGCAGCATCCGGAGGTGAGGGTGCTGGTGGAGACATGGGAGGAATACCACCACCTCCAGCGGCGGGTGGAGGAGGAGAAGCTCCTTTAAGTGAAGCAACATCTAAAAAATCAAAAATATTAGGTATGTTAGGTGAAGAAAAAGAAGATTTTAATGTTTTGTTTGACATGGAAAAGGCACAACAGAATATTTATGAAATAGAAAATAAATTGAACGATATTTTAAACGACTAAAAATGAACAAATTTGGGGCACTTAAATCTAAATTATTAAACAAATTGACTGAATCTTATGCAAATGAAAATAAGACAGAAATTAAGAATATATTAGCCACAATCAAAGAAAACAAAGACTTTAAAGAAATGTACTTGTTTTACGAAGAAATTGAAAACAAATATATTGAGGATAAAGAAACAGCAAAATTATATGTTGAGGGATTAAATACATATTTTGGTCAACCAATAGGTAATTGGGATAGTTTAAATATGTTTTGTGAATCTTTAAATACTAAATTAGGTGAGGTTGAAATCGAAACTAAAGAATTATATGAATCTTTAGATATGTTATCAGAAAAAGATTCATTATCAAATATTGAAAAGAAAGTTATTGCAAAAAAGAAATTAGTAGAACATTTAACAACTAAAAAGGAAATTAAAGAATCTAAAGATTCGACTGTTGTTCCTAACGAAACATTACTACAAGCGGTATTAGCAAACAATTTTAACGTATTATATTCTAACACATTATCAGAATCACAAAAAGAAGAATTAAAAAATATTTTATCAATTTCTTATGATGATTTAATTACTAAGAGCAATGAATTACAAGAATCAATCATTAATCAGGTATCTACACTTTTAAGTGAATCGAACGACCCCGATTTAACCACTAAACTAAATAAAGTAAAAGATGAAGTTAGTCAAATGACAACATCTAAGTACAACTACTACAGATTAACAGAATTAAAAAATGGTCTTAATTAAGACCATTTTTTATTTGTTGAACATATACCGCTTTTAAAACTTCCTTCCTTTTAGTGACTGAAGGTTTAACAAATTCCTTCCTTTCCCTCAATTTTTGAATTTGCTTAGTTTTTTGAACTCTATTCTTATAGGTTCTTAATGCTGTTTCGATACTACGTTCTTTTGTTACGTCAATTATTATCATAATATATAATTATACCACAAATATATAAAATATTTTGGATTTACAACATTTTTTTCATATATTTTAATAACACCATAAAATAAAGATAATGAATAAAATTAATGAAAACAGGTAAGTATATCCCATTAGGGACTTACAACAATGTAAAGTATGGTTATGGTACAGTAGACTTTAAAAATCTTAAAACTATTTATGTAAAATTAAATTCTTGGTTGCAACCAGAAAATGAAACTGACGATTATGACTATCTAATTTCAAAATCAAGAAGAAAAATAAAAGAATTAATTTATAATTTAAACAATTCAAGTTTTAAACAACAATCAATTGTTGATTTAGATATAAGAACCAAAGGAATTAAGATTGAAAAAAAGTCTTTTATGAATTTAGAAATAACTTTATATGTTGAAAAGCAATTCGATATTAGATCAAAGGAAATAAAAACATTTATCACAGATTTGACCGAATCCGTTGTTGAGGATGGTTTAATTGATAAAAAACTATTCAATTTTTACAAAAGCAAGAAATAACCTTGGTATTGATGTATTTATAGTAATAAAA